GTACAGGCTCCTCCTAATTTTTGTGCATCTGTAATAGGTGGTAATGTAAGATAACTCTCTAGCTTATCACCTGTTTCGATATCCACAATGATAGTATATACCTTATCATCCACAATAGGCTGAATTAATAGCAGGCCATGATCTAGGAGGATAGGCTCCACCGTATCAATGATGCTGTTAATATCCGCATAGTTACGCTTCAGATGGGGATTAGTAGCATTCTTAATTACCTTACCCATTGACTGCTTAGCTAGGTGCAGTTTCTGATAGATATTTAGTGCTGTTTTTGCCTGTTCAGCTTCAGGTTGTTTTCTAACTGTTGCCATAATTTGGGGTTTTAATTTTAACAAATATACAAATAAATTAATTCACTGCTACAAACTCATTGAAAAAATCTACAAAATCATCAAAGTTGCGAGCTATATAGTATGTACCTCCTGCCCTTTCAATCATCTCCTGGTATCTTTTCTGTGCATCACTCTGCCTATCCTTACCAATCTTTACCTCAATCTTAACACTTCTGCCTTTAATGTTAGCTGAGATATCAGCAGATCCTGCAGTGCTGGTGCCCTTTGTCCAGGTTACTCCTATCACTTTACCGGCAGTAGTTTTTTTCTCACGAGCTGTACCCATAGTGTTAATCCTTTCAGCCTGATATCCATGATAATTAATATAATCACATATGGCTCTAGTTAATCCGTTAGCTGTTGAATCTTTGTACATAGTTTTAGGTATATAATCAGGTGGATAATTTGGATGGGTTTCCGCATAGCGTTTAATCTTTAACTCATGCATTAACGTTTTATATTCTTTTTTCATCTTATAGGTTATGATTCCTTCTCTATAGTTAATTCAAAGTACCTGCCCTGCTGATTCCTATTCTTAGTGAATTTATATCCCTTATAATTGGCATAGGCCTGTACCCATTTAAGATACTTTCTAGAATCTAGATCCTTAAATCCATTAGTATCTATTTGGAATGATTCGATGGAGCTCTTATTATAGTACATCTGATTCAGAGATATATTTCCATCCATAACAAAATCATAGAATTCCTTACAGGTATTTTGAATGAATCTCTTAGCATCTGCATTAATACTCTTAGATGCTATTAGGCCATTCTGCAGATACATCTGTAAATTATTCAGCATATAATTATCAAAGTGAGCCCATTCATCAGCATTCCATTCATCAAATAGCAGCTTACCATACTCATCTTGTGGGTTACGTTGACTATTGAAGTATTGAAAAAACTCTATCTCATGTCTCCTCCTGTCATGGGAGGTACCTGCACCACTGATCACATAGTTAGTAGTGATGACAATCTTAGGTGATCTTTCAAATGGGATGTAGATCTCATCCTTATTCTTTCTGTTGACCGGGATACCCTCAGTGATCAGTGAGAATAACTGCTCAAAATCGAAGTGCTTTTTAACATCATCAAATGCTAGTACCTGAGTATCCAGGTTAACACGTTGATATACGAAATCACTTTTACTAGGATTAAATGCCTTACCATCTATCTTAATTATTTTTCGGATGTTACCTATAGCTGTTAGCATTAGGCTCTTTCCGCTACCTCCATTAGGATTATCATCTATCTCCTGATCATTAAAAATGATAGCCTTCTGATCTGTTTTATCCTTAAAGGTATGTATGAGGTATCCTAATGTAGATTCCATAGCTCTGATTCTTTCCTCATCCTGAGCAGATACTTTATGTACAAAATCCTGGAAGTTATTATCATGAGATTGCTGCCTGATAAAGTTTCTTTTAATGATCTGTTCCTTCCAGATATATCCATCTACATCTATGTAACTAATCAGCTCCACTCCATCCTTAGTAACTTGCACTACTCCATTAAGAAATGGTATGTAACTAACATACCGGCTATCCTGCAGTATTTTCATATCAATAGATTCCAGCATATTAAGATGGCTCTCAGTGAATAGGTATACACTCTTAGCACAGAAATCATATACATCCATCTCCTCCTTATCTTTGAGATAGTTAAGTACGAAATCCTTAATCAGATCCACTGAGCTCTCAGATACCTTATTCTCCTGAATGAATACGTATGTAGGTTTCTTACTGCCTTCAGGATAGTATTTAGCGAATCCATGTTTATGTAGAAATTTACCATAATCATGTGGCACTATCTTAATCTTATTACCATCCTGCTCCCAGAATTTATCATCCACATTCTGCACCTCCTTCTTAACTGATTCAATGATACCACTATGCACTCCTAACTGCTTCTGAATCTCCTCCTCACTGATTCCATCCTTTAGCTTTACCTTCACCTTCTTAACTGTGCTAATATCCTCGAAATACTTAATACCGAATGATGCTCTTTTATATGCAGATCCTATAGCTATCATTATCTCAGAGGCTGTAAAATCATGCTGCTGATACTGCTGCAGATATTCATTAGCTGTATTCTCATCCACGCCATACTCACACATAGTGCAGGCCACTTTATATATCCAGTTATTCCTGGCAGAATCAAAATTACCATGATTGAATCTCATAATGAGCTCCACTATTCTCTCTTCATTTGTAATAGCTAATACTGGGATTCTCTCAGTAACTGTATATCCTTTATCCTGTGAGATATCAGTGAATACATCAGCGAATTCATTAAGGTATGCATCAGGATCATAGGATTCAAAACATACCCGGCTCACATTACTATTAGCCACATCAAAGTAATCACTCTGAATATACTCTTTGAATGCCTCGAATCTCCTCTTATGCTCATACTTATCTGATTCAGGTATTCTGATCACTACCTTCAGCCCATTACCAGATGGGGATGTGAATAGCATATAAACATAGGGGCATTCCATTAGCCTCTTTCTCTCCTGGATCTGTGCCTTCTGATTAGGATATTTATCAAAATCTAGAACACATAGCCCTGAATGAGCTACTAATCCATCATCCTTTCTCTCATTGAAGGTGCCATTGAACATTATGGCCATCAGTTTATTCTTACCTTCTGAATCTCCAGCTCGAATTCTATTGATCTTAGCTATGATATCAGGATTCCCATTCTTAATCCTGTTATATACCTCTTGTGCTGTTAGCTTAAATGGGGTTTCTTTGGAGCTATACAGGCTCCTAAATACTGAAATTGTGGGGTTAAACATAGTGCAAATATAATAAATGACGTTTAATAATCAATATATGACAATAAAAAAAAATTATTGTCACGCCTATAACTCAATACAGGATTAGGTTTCAGGCAAAGCGTGACGGTATGACGGTAAATTTTCCAAAGTTTCATATAAAAATAGGTACTTAGTAAGGGGGGGGTATATAAAGGAATTGATGCTATTGTCATGTTGTCATCAAAAAAAGAGGAGCTACTGCTCCCCTTCTCCTGTATTAACCCTTAAAAAATTATGAGCTTCAAAGATATGCATTAAATCTGATGCTGTCATCTTATCCTCAAATTTTGTTAATAACTTTGGAGGTATGTTACCAGTGATAGTGATCCTGGCCTCCTCATCACATAGGGGCATCACGTTAATATCAAAGATACTGATATCACTCCTCTTAGCTTTAATCATATCAGGTAATGGATGGATGTATTTAAGATATCTGGAATCTTTCTTATAGTACCAGTATTTATGCTCATAGATGCCATGCACTACGCTGCTGTGATCTCTATTAAAGTATCTGCCTATCATGGTAGTAGTCATGTGCCTGTGCTCACTCATGTAGTTATACAGGTAGTATCTTTTGCTTACTAGGTCCTGCTTTCTACTGGGAGTATCTAGCTGATACATCTTAATGATATCCACTATATCCTGGTTAATTACTTTGCTTAGTTCAAATAGTTCCTCGTTCATTTTTTCTCGATATAGTATTTATAATAGTTATCTCTTTTCACGTTATATTCTAGCTTTTCAAATAGCTTAAAATATCTGTAGACCGTTCTCTCACTGGTACCTAAGTACCTGGATATTGCCATCACCGTTCTAGGCTTTTCATGTAGGAGCTGCAGGAGCCTTAGTACCCTATATATTTTATGCTGATTCATAACGGTAGATTATTAATAATTTTCTCTAATACTCTTACTACTATACTATTCCCTGCTTGTTTATAGGCTTGACTATCTGATACAGGCCATGTGAATGTATCAGGAAAATCCATTAATCGAAAACATTCACGCGGAGTTAACCTTCTAATTTTGTAGTAATTATTGTATAATATAGCCTGTTGTCCTCTTTTCTCATTAAAATCAATATCTTTTAGATTAGAATGTATACATGGTGAATTCCTATCCTTTCTCCATCTAAATCCTTCATCAGTTCTGTAATCTCCTACCATAAATCCATGATTACAAGCTGTATCCTCATCATATCCTTTAATTGTGCCTGATTTTATTTTCAATTTATTAGTATCAAAACATGATACATCACCTCCTACTTTTACACAAGGAGCTGCATCTCTATTTATGTCTATTGGTTTTGCCTCTTGAAAATTAGTAGTTAATACAAAATTTAACATTTTCTCACTCAAAAAATACTTATCATCTACACTATCCTCTAGCACATCCTTTAATCTTTTAGTTAACTCCTCCTCAGCTGGCCATGTGAATGTATTATCCTGATCATCTCTAATGCCTATTAAAAATACCCTTTCTCTATTTTGTGGCACTCCATGTTTTTTAGCATTCAATACTTTGTAATGTAGATGATAAGGTACAGCCCCATCTATTGGCATCATATTAGTTACTCCATTAACTGATTTACCTCCTAGATAATCTATCCATTCCTTAAAAGTTCTGCCTATCTTATCCTTTTTATTCTCCTTATCATGAGATAGTAATCCTCTTACATTCTCAAAAATAAAGAAACGCGGATTATTGACCTGGATAAATTCTAAACTGTTAAAGAATAATATACCTCTTGCATCCTCTTTACCTAATCTCTTACCAGCCATGCTGAATGCCTGACATGGTGGAGATGTCATATAGATATCTAAACTATCCTTTGGTATCTCTCTATCATATACATTCATAGGATAGTACTCCGGCTCTCCATAATTATGGATGAATGTTTGCCTAGCGAACTTATCCATATCACAGGCGAATACTTCCTGATAATCTATCCCTAATCTCATTAGGGCCTGGTTGAATGCTCCTACTCCTGAGAAGTCACTCCCTACTTTAATTGTTGTTTTCATATTTTTTTTATTTTAAATGTTCCGTAAACATGAGTACCTGCTGCCCTGAGCTGTGCTTTTTTCCATAGGCAGAGGGCTCTTGTGTGATAGTCATAACTTTCGCTGAGCCTATCTTCATAGTAGTAGCATAATCTAAACATGAGTTTCTAGCTTTTAAGTATTCGATATATAGGGGGATGTTAAAGGAGCCCCCCTTATCTCCTGCCATTGACTGCCTGGTCCACCATTGAGCCATTTTATATAAATCCATTCTATTCATATCTCCCCTCATCCTCATCATAATCATCCTCAGGATGTAGCATATCCTCTACCATAGTAGTTTCATTAATCCATTCTTTTAACTCCTCATTCAATGCATCCATCTGTGCATCTGTTAGTATATAATCTAGCTCAATCTCTCCTATGATTTGAGTAGCTAAGATATTACTAATCTCCACCTCATAATCCTCATCAGTGATATTGGTGATCTTAAATTCACAGCTACCATGAATATCATCAAAATCAAAGCAGGCTGTATCGTGTGTTAATTCTACTAGCATATTATAAGTATTAAAAGTTGATAAATAATAAAGGGCAGTGCTGCCACAAATAGGGCAGATAAAAAATCATTAAGTAGTTTATTTTTCATCTTGTAAATTTAATCTGGTTAATAATTCATCCATTACCATCCATTGGCTGAATGCCTTTTGAGTAGCCTCATCAGTTGAGCCGAATGCATCTCTTAGCTCTACATAATCAGCCCATAATTCCTCTGCATACTGTTTAATTGTGTCTGTCATAACTAAATTTTAAATGTTAATACTTGACAAAGATACAAAAAGTTTCATATCTGCAAATAATTTTACACATTTTTTTTAATTATGCACAAATTTAGAATGATTCTAAATAAGGGATGTTTAAGAGATGTTCTTTTTTCTCTTGTATAGATACTCCTGATACTTAGTGAATACCAGGTGATTTATTTTATAGTGCTTTTTACAATCATTACATCTCATCCAATGATGTACTGTACCTGCAGCAGTTACTACTTTCTTATTATATCTAACGTTAATACCTGTACATTCAGGGCACTCATATTTCTCACCTCCATACTGGATGGAATAGTTATGATTAGCTATGGCATAGCTGTTAAGTTTCTCGAATACTGCCTCTAATACCTCTACATCCATCTTACAATAGGCCACCATCTTATCTACTGCCTCCTGATCTTTGCGAAATACTATATCTTTCCATAAATCTAATCCTCCTGTCTCCATCTTAGCCCCTACTTTAAGTAGCTTAGCTATATAATCTAACTTATTGCTATTGAAATTAAAGTACTTTTTAGCCCATTTAAGAGTATCTATACTCTTAGGTGATGGCATGAATTCAATACCATGAAATAAAGCTCTTGTGCGTATCCATTTGAGGTCAAATCTATCACCATTGTGAGCCACTATCTCATCAGCCTTAGCTAGAATCTTACAGAATTCTTTTAGCATATTCTTATCACTCTGGCTCTTACTCCAGGTTAAGCTGTGGATCTCCTCCTCACCCTCCCATTTATAGCAGATGCAGATGATGGCCCTCTCATGGATGATATCTCCAGGATTAATAGTTAAGTTGTATCCTGTCCTCCAGAACACTCCAACATTAAAGGATGTTTCAATGTCGTAGAATAGACGTTTTCTCATAGCTTAGATAGCAGAGCTATCCTGTCAAATAGCCCCTTTTGTATTAAAAAGCGGAGCAATATACCTAAAATAAATGAAACAACAATAGGCCACCATAATATCTTATACTTAACTACCTGTTCAGCCTTAGCTGTTTTATATATTGTTTTGCCTTTGATACGTAGTGTTTTTACCCTCTCCTTATATAGGATCCTTTCCTGGAATCTGGTACGAGGCATATATATATTCTTAAACTGAATGACTGTATCCTTAGTAGTATAAAATTTCTCCCATATAATAGTATCATTGTATATCACAGGGATGCTATCTACAGTAGTTATCCGGATGGTATCACTATCCTGGATCACCTGCAGGCCATTCTTAAGAGCTTTCTTGTAATGCCATTGTGCTCTCTTAGGAGCTGAGCAGGATACTAATAGTATTAGAATTGGTAGGATATATCTCATAATGCTTGTAACATTTTAATCATTCTAGGGCATGGGTAAATATCACTCTTATCTTTCCTTACTGAATTGTGAGTATAGATACCTGGTGTGCCTTTGAATGCCTCTTTATCTATATTAAATATCTCTGATCTATATGCCTTAGGTATATCATAGGTATCACATAGATATTCTACTAACTGCCTAGTAGATTCTATCTGCTCATCAGTATACTTATACCAGTATTTATTCCCCTTATATGGAGTATCTAAGGTAGTTACCATAGAATGATCTACCACTCCCTTAACATAGTTATAGTACTTGCCATCCTTTAGCTTCAATGGGCCCCAGTTACATACCTCAATACCTACAGATATCTTATTAAGATTCTGATACTTTAATCCATGAGCAGAGAAATCCTGAGAATCTATGCCTAGATGATAGGCCCAGTGCCTAGAGGAGAAACATTGTACTATTGTACCTTTCTCACCTACTACAAATGCAGTAGCTATCCTATCTCCGTTACTATTCCACCATCTAGATACAGCCACAGGATTCCCATTCCCTGCAGTATGATGTAGGTAGATCTGTTTTTTAGGAGCCTCCTCATGGAAGTATTGGCTATTAGATAGGCGTTCCTGTAATATCTTTGTTATGTCTAATTTCATCTATATCCTGTTTAATATCCTTAGCCCTTGCAAATAGATTTTTCATGGCCTGCCATAGATCTAATCCTTTAACTGCCTTATAGTTTTCATTGATACTCATCACCTCGATTGATACCAGGATCAATGCTAGTATCTTAGTGAGCATGAGCTCTACTGAGAAAAATTGCAGGATGATGTGATTTAATATGAATTTATCTATCATATAGAATAGAATAACAGTTACCTCATATAGCAGTAACTTACTAGCTATAGCACTAAGGCCTCTACTGGTTAATGGTGTTTTGTTTTTTAGGCTCTTCCATATACCTGTGATGGTATCTAATATAATAACAAATCCTATCAGGAATAATAATCCTGAGATAGGTATAAGGAATCCCCATAACATGACCATTAACTTAGGCCAGTTAGAGCTAATAGAATTAAGAAGGATTGTTAGTTGTGTTCTCATAGAATGTTACTGCTAGTTGATAGGTTACGAATGTGAATAATGCAAGGCCTCCCATCATAATATAATGCTCATCACTCATCATCATACTGATGGAGCAGGAGTATATGCATAGATGGTAGAATATGGCTAGTATGTTAATGAAGTGCATCATATATTGGCATGGTATTATCTATTAGTATTATTCCCTTATCAGTTTCCACATGGAGCTGAGTATCACTGATCACCTCAATAGGGCCAATGATTGTATATTCTACTCCATTATATGTAAATGTATCAGGCATATAAAAATACTTTATAGAGATTTATATTAGCTATATCATTAAAATTTTGGCACTGCATAGTGAATAGGATGTAGTTATCTACAGTTGCATTGAATGCTACATTTACTATGTTACCTATAGTATATTCTGAGTAAGCATTATTCTGATAGGTAGTTAAGTTAGTACCATCGTAACTGAAATTCCTTTCCACATATCCTAGATACTGATTGCTGCCTCCATTCATTGTAAAGGTAGTATTGAATAGTGTAGCTCCTGCTAAGCTAGGTGAAGTATTGAAATACAGCCTACCATACATCTGCCCTAAGTTACCACTATATCTCATCATTCTAAATACTACCTGCAGGATGTTATTAGTGCCTAATGTATTAGCAGGGATGAGTAATGAATGTACTATAGTGATAGTATTGCTAGTAGTGTTAGTACCTGTTACTCCTGAGAAGCCTAATAGAGTAGGGTTGCTACTACCTCCTCCACCTTGTATCTGAATATCTCCACTACCTATTAGAGATTCTCCATTAATTGTTTTGATATTATCCCCAGATATCAATGTATCCTGCTTACCATTCTTACCCTGATTAACAGCCTCCTGGAATAGATCAGATAGATCATCCGGATTCATTGGATATTTACTGGGCTTTATCATTATTATATTGTAAGTATATTAGATTGGAATGTATACATCTCACCATCTATTGTTATCATTAGATTAAGATAGTATTCACCTGATGCAGGAGACAATACTAAATCATTGATACCTGAGAATACAGGTAGAGCAGTATATGATTCACCATTATAGAATAGCTCTGCTACCATATCTATAGGCTCTACTCCATCAGCTAAGATGAATGATAGGAACATCATAGAATCCTTATCTATAATATCCACATAAATCAATGGCACATCAGCTAATATCATAGGCTCTCTAGGTATCTCTATGTTATCTGAATCCTCTGAGCTTATATTAGTTTCACCTGAGTAACTAGTTATAATTACATTACCGTATCCACTCTCAGCTCCAGTTATTGCAGCCATTCCATATCCACTCTCATAATCATATGGTTGCCCCCATCCTATCTCATTTCCCATTGTTCTTAGTTAAATACGTTAGTAATTTCTTTACGTTTGTAGGCTTCGGCCTATTTTGCTTTTTTACAGCACCCATCCTATATTATAATTGTTAGTATCCGGATACATATCCCCATTAGAATTATTACTATATTCTGGGAATAGGTTATTATTAAAGCAGAGATAATCAATCATTCTCTCAGTATAATGCTGAGCTATCTGCCTCTGCTTATCAATTAATAGATCTAGCTCTGCCTTCTCAATAGTATTAGAATTCTCGCTAGTATGTTTGAATATCCCTTTATTAGCTATAGTATATGCTGCGAAAGGTAGATACTCTACCATAGCCCAGTGAATCAAAACTGGCTTACAGTATGTCTCTACTAATATCTGATAGTTACCTGTTAATGTGGATGCTATAATATCACTCTTTAGCTTATTTAATAGCTGTGTGCCTAGATAATTCTGCAGGTGAATATCCTGAGCCACCTTAATCCATTGGATAAAGTTATCAGTATCTACATTACCATTAGTAGCTGTGAATTTAACTAGATCCTGTCTTGTAATTAATAGTGCTTCCATTATCCTTTATAATTTGGGTGATGTCCATTATTCGGCATATCTATAGGTGGAGTATTAGCATCTCCTGATCCTGAAGGATTAGGCATATAACTCTTAGGTATAGTAGCTACCTGCTCAGATGAGCTCAATGCTTTATCAGGCCGATAGGTGCCATCAGTATTTTTCTTTAATCTATATAGTTGTTCTGTCCAGTAATGGCCACAATTTACCCCTCCTTTAAACTTGAATAAATCATATGGCTGTCCATTGTGTCCTAGCTCACTATTAATTCCTGCTCTACTCGCAGCATCTATATCCTCTAATCTATATACTACTCCATTGTTAGTACGTCTCATCATCTGCCTGCAGAAATCTCTGCTATTGCCTTTATTATATCTTTCAGAGTATCTATAACGTACCTTATATACACTCTTATCTAGGTAGCTGAATCCATTAGGGTTACTCTTAATGAATCCACTTAACTTCTCCAGGATAGTTTCTTTAGGCTTAATCATTCGAGTAGCCCACTCTTCAGTGCTATCATTCTTATCTGACCATGCTCTCTCATCTACCAGCTCCCATTCATCATCATCATTCTGCTCACCGGATAGGTTATCTAGCACATTATATAGTACCTCATCAGATACATCCTCTTTCTTTAGCTGTACAGGTACAGGTTTTAATCCTACTAATCCTCTAATCTCATCAGCAGTCATTGATTCTAACACCTTATTAGCTACTAATGGGCTCATCATATTGATAGCATCAGTAACTTTAGTAGCTTCATCCGTAGTAGTTAGATCACCCTGTGCATCTAATGG